ATAGTCACGTGAATGCTCTTCTGATACTCCGTTCTCATACTGACGAGCAAAGCGCTCAGAAGCAGCCTGACAGAGTCCCAGTTGAGTCTGGTAGTCTGCGTCTATCCATTCGTACTTCTTACCCTTTCGGTTGGTGTAGAAGCCAGGAGGACGTACGTAGAAGACCTTCTGGGGTAGAAGCTCTCCTGAAGCAACTTTAAGAACACGCTTACAGGTATAGCGTTGTGATTGAACATCAAAACTGATACCTACACGGTGTGTCCTTGCTTGTACAATTACATTATGAACGAAACCAGAACAGCTAAAACTGATAGCCGGGTGCTCTAGTGGTCCCCAATGACCACGACCATTGGCTAGTAGTTGATTGATTACCCATTCACCCGCTTCCTTTTCGTGGGGAATGTTAGTGTCTTCAATAGGAAGCTCACTATAATCATTCTTACCACCCATAAACACCATCTGTTGAGGATTTGGTGTATTGCGGAGCATTTCCACTTTCTGTAGAGGATCAAGCTTTAGTAGATCTGCGGCTTTTACTGGCTTCATAATGTATCGTCAATCACTTGGGTGAACATGTTCTGGATTAGGTCGTCGGTAGAAATTGGTTCCTCTTCATCACTATAAGAGGTTTCTGATACTTTATGTGTTTCCACACCAGTATAGACCTCTGATTTTAGTTCATCAATGAGAACTTCTATCGATTGTATTAGAAACTTTACCTTGTCTCGGTCCATAATATTGTGTATTCCTATGTATTATAGCATAAAAAAAGGAGCCTTGCGGCTCCCATTACTCGTCAGCCCATTGCACGAGCGTTGAGTTTAGCCATAAGCAACCTAGCTTCGTGAAGCTTTTGTGCTTTTAGCTGTTTTTGACGGATGATTTCTAGTGTATTCATTTTGATACCTCTACCTTAACGGTTTCGGTGTGTTGAATACCACGATAAGTTTCAGTTACTTTTACGTAATCTGCTTCTTCCGTTAGTTTACGGTCGGTGTTATAAGGAACACCTCTGTATACTGCTAGCATTTGTTTGCTCCTAAGAAATGAGATGGTTAAATCCCGTTCCATTCGGTTGGCGTTTGCGTCTCATCCTCTTGGACGAGATGAACGATATCCATAAGGATACTTTCCGTTCCGCGTCATCCTACTTGCGTCACACAGCCTTCTGTGTGATGAACGTATAAAGAGTATAGCATACTCCCTAGAATTATTTAGGGAGCTTTATATTTTCTTAAGGTTTATGGAAGATTTTGGGTGGAGAAAATCAACCCCTTCCACCCCAACTGATGTCGGGATAAGCCTCTTCTACGACTTCTCTACTAATTTTGTATGAGTTCTCTAGGTTACCGTCCTTTACTAGGACCATAATCTCAGCCTCTAGGGGGTGGACAGACTGAAGTAAGTTGATAAACATAGACTCACGACGCATACCAGATAGGTCATCGTTACCACCCTTAACAAAGTGATAAAAATTACGAGTCTGGGCACGGAGAGTGGTTCTACCGTTAGTATCAGCGCTTCCCAATGAAAAGTTGCCATCAGTATACATCTGACGTGACTTATCAGCTAGATTTTCTGATAGAGTTCCACTATACTTTAGCTGGTCTTCTGGCTCACCATAAGGTACGTCACCTTCGGGTAGCTGACTCAATACAGTCTCATCAAAGTTCCAAATGAATAGGGACTTGAGAGTTAGACACTCGTGCTTTTTGAGTGCTTCGACCTTTTTAGCCTTGGATCTTTGCTTGGATACTAGGTCTAGAATCTCAAACATAAGAGGATTTCTAGGAAGCTCTAGCGATACTGGCTTCCTTTTAGTTGTAGTAGTTGCTTTGGAAGCGGAAGGTTTTTTGGTCTTCGCTACTGGTTTGGTTGTCGCTTCTGCCATGATAATTAAAAAATAATGATTTAAAGGTCTTCTTCTTCCCAGTCACCCAGTTGATCGTAGCTATTCTCAAAACGAATAGCAAGAATTTCATCTGGTAATACGTTACCCTCTTCATCGTAAAACTCTGGGTGTGATGGTAGTGCTGAAGCTTGGGCTGAAAGATATCCGTAGGCTAGATACCCAATAACTCCTCCTAATAAAAGAAACATTTGGAGTATGATAACGCCAAATACAATAGAAAGGGTGAGCATTTTACTCTCCTCCGGTATCTTTCTTTTATTTATAATAGTCCCTTATCCTTAAGATGAGCAACTGTTTCTTTAGCACCACCAATTACATCTCCACTTTCAGTAATAACTTTAGGGAATGTAGTATTAGATCCAAATTTACTGATAAATTCCTCTCTAGTAAAATCAACGTTTAATAGTAGTTTTTCGTAATTAATATTTTTAATACTTAGAAGCTGTTCTATTGCTTCACAATATTTACAATTTACTTTAGAATATACTGTTAACATTTGATATAGTTGATTAGGTTTCTATTATAACATACAATTGGTTACTGCGCTTCTTCCTTACTAGGAGTTGGCAAGGGTACTACTAATTCTTCAGTAGACTCTTCAGTTTCTTGAGTGCTACTTGAACTCAACTCATCACCACTGGAAATAATCTCTTTTCCTTTAATAGAAAATCCCATATTATTATTAATAACTAAAATTATTTATAGGCATAAAAAAAGGACCGTTAAGTCCTTCTAATATTCTCTAATTACTTAGAGTGTCTTATCAACCTCGACAAGGCTGATTGTAGTTGATTTGGGGACTCTTGTCAAGCCCCCCATCTATGTTATAATAGATGAATCAACCAAGCTTCTCTTGTAGAGCAGCAATTTGATCAGCCTGTTCTTTAACAGCCTGAACGAGTAGACCAATTAGACCGTTATAGATAACAGTCTTGTGATCTGCGCCTTCCTTAACTAGTGAAGGTAGAACAGCCTCAACTTCTTGGGCGATAATACCGCCTGAAGAACCTGAACCATCTTTCCAGTCGAAAGTTACACCACGTAGTGCTTGAACTTTAGCTACTGCGTCATCAATTTCAACAATGTTATCCTTTTTACGGATATCAGAAGTTGAGTTGAAGTCAGTTGCGGTACAGACGCCAGTGATGACAGAACCATTACCTACGGTTAGTAGGTCGGTGACAGCAACTGCGTCAGGTAAACCAATAGTTACTTCGCCTGGAGTACCACTAACTAGAACTTCAATTTCATTGGCAGTGCCATTGAATTGTAGCTCTTCGCCACCACCAATGTTAATAGTACCAGTATTAGTACCATCATTGATGACTAGGTTTACAGCACCTGTTCCACCAGAAACTTGCTCGTCAACGTAAGTTTTAACTGCAAGTTGAGTTGGAATACTGGTGTCAGTAGCAACGCCAGCAGTAGTATCTACTAATGAGGTCTCAACACCAACAACGTTAACTGCCTGACCAACACCGAACGCCAAGCTTCCAGGAAGCTGTAGTTCTGTGGATAGTCCAACGGTCAAAGTATTACCAAGACCAACCGCAACGCCAGTTACGATTTCGTTAGCTTCACCAGCAATGTCTAATGCTTCAGAAGCAAGGTCAATCTCACCCTGTAGCCCTTCATCACCACCAAAGTTTAGCTGGTTAGCAGCACCAACCTGACTATCAACATAGTTCTTTGTACCTTCAGCAGTGATTAGCTCATTAGCACCAGAAGACTCATTTAGGTCTGTTGTGATACCTGTTGCAAACTCATCAGCTTCGCCGCCAGTGAAACTAATCTGGCTGAACTCGGCAGCACCAGCAAATGTGGATAGACCACTGATTTGTAGTGTGTCGCCTTCAATGTGACCAGTAACATCCAATGACTCAAAACTTGCGTCTCCGCCGTTTAGAATGTCATTGTTGTTAAGATTAAGGTCACCAGAAAATGTGGAAACGCCAGTAACATTTAAGTTACCGATTGTAGCAATTCCGCTAATGTTGATATTATCAACAGAACCACCACTACCACCTTCAGTTAGGATTCCTGTTAGATTTGATCCATCACCACGGTACTCTACCGCAGTAATAATTCCAGAAGCAGCATCTAGCTGAATCTGTTCACCTACAAAGAGAACAGAATCAATACCAGCGGTATTAATTCCAATGAGATCTCTTGTATCACTAATAATAATGCTACCTTGAATTTGGTAAGCCATTAAATTTTGTCTCCTTTGTTAGACTTTGTGTACGTACATAAAGGCTAAATGCCTTGTATGTATTTATAAAATCTTACTCTCCAATGTACTAACTCTATCTCGAAGATCATCGTTTTCCTTCTTCAACTCCTTAACTGATTCGATAAGAGCACCAATCAATCCATTGTAGTTTACTGATTTAGGGAAATCTCCCTTAATCATAGTTGGGAATACCTTCTCAACATCCTGAGCAATTACGCCAGCAGAAGAATTGCCAGTACTGATGAAATCAAATGTAATACCTCGGAGATTACATACATTCTCTAATGCATTTTCAATTGGTTTTATGTTCTCCTTGACCCTCTTATCAGAAGTTACATTAATGTCAGAGGCAGTAATGATACCAGTTACTTGAGCATTATCTACTGTAAGTTGCTTATTGACAGTTAAGTTACCTTCTACAGTTGATGTAGAAGACACTCCAGATACAGTAATGAATGTATTGAATCTACCCTCATCAACAGCAACATGGGAGGGGTCATTTGTAAAGGTATTTAAGCCAGCAATGATATTTCCACTACCTGTTCCAATTTCAATCTGCTCTTGACCTGGAAGACCGTTGATTGTAATTGAAGCTGGACCGATAGTTACAATACCACTGATTACAGAGTTACCATCAATAATAATTGCGCTGCCATCACCAGAACCAGTAAGATTACCATCAACAATTACGTTTTGGAAACGAGCATCTGTGGCGGTTAGAGTACCTACAGTTGCTGCTCCACCCACTAATAGACTTCGTTTAACGAATAGATCATCGGCAACATATAGATCATCTTGGAAAGTACCTACACCAACGAAGGTAGAACCACCACCGACATTTAAGTTCCGAGCAGTAATAACACCAGTGGCATTGATATTTTCTCCACTAATACCACCAAATACTTGATCACCTTCTACAACAAAGTTACCATTTACATAGATATCTGATGCGAATGTAGCAATACCGCCGAATGTTGATACGCCAGTAACTTCTAGTTGTGAGAATGTAGCTTCTCCACCACTAACTGGAATGTCAGGTAAGCTAACAAAACCACCTGGGGGAACGACAAGGCTATCTACTGTTAATCCAATACCAGTGGCGTGTCTAAACTCAATATCATTGGCAGTAATTAGACCAACAGCTGTTGTAACACCAGAAATAAGTAGATTACTTACAGATGTAAAGCCAACAACAGTCAGATCCTGATTGATAATGGCGTTCGTGGCACTGACTAGACCAACGAATGTTGATAATCCAGTTACTCTTAAGGAGCTAAAGGATACATCACCACCTTCCGTGATAATACCAACACCATTAATGTTTGCTGTCCCATTGACTTCCAAATCATCTAATGTAGTTAACTCATCAACAGTTAGATTTGAGCCAACAAACAACTCTTCAATAGTACCGATACCAGTAATATTAAGATTGCGACCAGTTACCTCATCATATTCAATGTCACCCACTACGGTGAGATCACCTTGAACCTCAAGGTCACCAGCAAATACTGATTGAGTTACTCCAGTTACATTTAGCTGTGTGAATTCAGCTTCACCCGACTTAATTTTAGCTGGTGATAGAGTCGCAAAATTCGATCCTTGCATAAAGGAGTCGCCAGCCTGAACCAACCTCTGGGTTGGGTCTAGGGTAATAATAGGACTTCCATCTGGTCCTACAAATACTGTACCAGCAATAGATACATTAGCATCTGCTTCTACTTCACCCTGGAATGTAGATACTCCAGTTACTAATAGATTGGGGAATACCGCATCATTAGTTGTAAGTGCGATGCCTGGGATATTAGCTGATCCACCTTCAGGGACTGTTAGATTTTCTACCGTTAAGTTAAACCCAAAGCCATCGGCAAACTGCAAATCACCAGTTAGAGAAGTGATTCCAGAAACATTAAGCTCTGTAGCAACATTTACAGTTGAGATACCAGCAGTGGTTGCAGTTAGATTTCCTGGTGCCTTTAAATCAATAAGGGCAGTTAATGTATTACCACTTCCTACGTTATATGATAAGAATTCTTCTGATGTTAAAGTAGCTGAAGCAGTAACATCATCAAAGAATCCATCTTTACCCGTGATGTCACCATCGACATCAAGATTAGAACCAACAAATACATTGTCTACGAATGTGGCAACGCCAACGAACCTTGAGGTCCCACCAACAGTAACATTCTCTAGGTCACTTAATCCCTCTACAGTAAGAAGATCTACTACTGTTAGAGTGGTTCCAATACCAACGTTATATGATAGCTGATTGAGTGATGCTAAACCAGAAACATTAATTGCTCTTAGCGTTGCTTCATCAAATACAATGTCATCATTAACAATCAAGTCACCAGTAACATTCAAGTCACCCTGAACTGTGGTAAATCCTAGTGTGGTAATCCCAGTAACATTTAAGTTCTCAAAAGATGGTGACCCACCAATAGTAGCAATACCCGCACCATCAGCATCAATAGTGCCAGTGATGTATAGGTCTTCTACAGTAAGTGAATTACCAAAACCAACATCAAAGTTTAATTCGCCCAGGGTCGCAATGCCAGAGGGACTCTGATTAATATTACCTACAACTTCAATATCAATCTCAACAGTTACATCACCCTGGAAGGTAATACCGCCACCAATAACTACATCACTAGTTACGAATAGTGTATTTCCAATAGCAACAGAACCACCAAAGAAAGCTGTAGTTCCTACTGATAGACTACCATCAATATTAACGTTGGTTGACAAACCAACAATTAGAGATGTGCCTGC